AGCCTTAACGACGATCTCTCTGTAAATAACTCGATTAGCATTGTTGCCGATGCTTATGCCAACGAACATTTCTTTGCCATTCGCTATATTCGATGGGCGGGGACTTTGTGGACAGTTTCAGACGTCGAAGTACAGAGTCCTCGCCTTCTTCTGAGGTTGGGTGGTGTTTATAATGGCCCCACGGTCTAAACTTCAGACGATTCTGAAGACGATTTTGGGTACTGACTATGTATATTTCCAACCTCCAGCTAATGTGCAATTACAGTATCCGTGTATCATTTATCATCGTGATTTCGCGAATACTGAGTTCGCTGACAATGATCCATATAGTTATACAAAGCGATATATGGTGATAGCAGTTGATCGAGATCCCGATAGTGCGATTCCCGATAAGATCGCTGACCTACCTATGTGTGTATTCAATAGGTTTTATACGGCAGACGATCTAAACCACGACGTCTTCAACTTGTTCTTCTAGAAAGGATCTGATAATGGCTCCTCTTGTCTGGGATAGTGTCGGCGACCGTCTCTATGAGACCGGTGTTGACCACGGTGTCCTGTACATGCCCGACGATCTGGGTGCTTACGTAGATGGCGTGGCTTGGAATGGTCTGACGACTGTTACCGAGTCTCCGACCGGTGCGGAAGCCTCTCCTGTTTACGCAGATAACATCAAGTATCTGAATCTCTATAGCATCGAAGAATTTGGTGCTACTATCGAGGCGTTTACGTATCCTGATGAGTTCGCTCCGTACGATGGTATGGGAGTTCCAACTCCAGGTATGACTCTTGGTCAGCAAACTCGTGATTCTTTCGGTTTGTGCTATCGAACCAAGCTTGGAAACGATCTAGAAGGAAATGACCATGGATACAAGTTGCATCTGATTTATGGCGCTACAGCTTCTCCGTCGGAGAAAGCATACGCGACCATTAACGACTCGCCTGAGGCGATTTCGTTCAGTTGGGATCTTACTACGATTCCGGTAGCCGTTGGAACTCTCAATGGTGTCGATTATAAGCCGACTGCTGTGGTCACCCTCGATTCCACAGAGGTCGACCCGACGAAGTTGGCTACTCTCGAAGCTCTCCTCTATGGTGCGTCTGGGGATCCGCAGCTGCCTTTGCCGGCGGCAGTTTACGCTATCTTTGGCGCTGGCGTTACTATCGTCGATCTTGGTGTTTCCACCAACCAACCGACATATGTTGCTGGCACGCACATCGTTACTCTCCCCACGGTCACTGGTGTTGTGTGGCGTATCAATGGTGTCGTTAAGACTCCCGGTGCACAGCCCGCCATGACTGTTGGACAGACCGCGGTTATCGAGGCGTCGCCTTCTTCGACGGCATATGTTCTTCATGGCGACACGGATTGGTTGTTCGACTACTAAAATCTAATCCATTAACAAAAGAAAAGGATGATCATGGTTGACGTACAACAGCTTAGAGCTACTCAAGATGCTGCGAATAGCGAACGGGTTAAGGGCGTAGTTACTGGTCCTACCCTTCCGGCGTCAGGTATTGTCGGAACTAATACCACCGGCAAGGATCTCATCTGCCGAATTTCATCTGGTACTGTTACTGTTGTTGCAGTAGATGGTGTTACTCTCGCTGGAGTGACGACTGGAGAATGGTTCTTCGTTCATGATGAGAGCACTTTCGCAATTACGTATAGTGTTGCCCCAACTTTGCAGTGGTTCGAGAAGTAATTATTAAAAGATAAGGAGACCAGAGAATGCTCAAGATCATTGTTCCAGGAAACGACTTTTTCGACGATTCAACTCAAGAATTCGTAACCGTCGGAGATCTTGTCGTAGAGTTAGAGCATTCTCTGATCTCTTTGTCAAAATGGGAGTCGATTTACGAGAAGCCATTTTTGGCTCCGGGGGAGAAATCCTCGGAAGAGATTCTCGGGTATATCAAAACTATGTTGATTAACCCGGAAATTCCTTCGGACGTTTTCTCCAGACTCTCTGAAGACAATCTTTCGAAGATAAATGAGTATATAGATGCTAAGATGACTGCCACTTGGTTTTCAGAACAACGCGGACAACTTAAAAGCCAAGAAATCATTACTTCTGAATTGATCTATTACTGGATGATCACGTTTCAGATTCCTATCGTCTGCGAAACCTGGCATCTTAATAGATTGTTCACTCTGATTCGGATTTGTAACATAAAGAACGCTGCTCCAAAGAAAATGAGTCGATCTGAAACGGCAGCTAGAAATCGTGAGTTGAATGCACAAAATCGAGCTAGACTTGGAACCAAGGGATAGGAGGCTAACATGACACGGTTGAGTTGGGATGAAGTAACTGAACGAAAATACGAAAGCGGAGTTAGTCATGGAGTTTTTTATCCCTCCAACGACTCTGGAGTAGTTTGGAATGGACTTGTTTCGGTTATAGATTCTCAAGTTGGTGCTGATACTGAACCTTTGTATTATGACGGAATCAAGTATGTGGATTATGCTTCAGCTAAAGATTTTAAAGGAACTATTAAAGCTCTGTCAGCTCCTGACGAATTTCTACAATGTATAGGAGAGCGAAGTTTAGTCCCAGGATTCTCACTAACTTCTCAACGAAAAGAAGTTTTTGGAATGACATATAGAACTAATTTAAATGGCGACGAAGGTTACAAAATCCACATTCTATATAATTTGACAGCAGATGCAGATGATAGAAGTTATGAAACTATTACTGATTCTCCAAAACCAACGGAACTAAGTTGGACCATCCTTGGTGTCCCAATCCAAATTGTTAATAATTTCCCAACGATGCATTTTATAGTCGATTCTACTCTGTTTGATCCAGATTATTTAGAAGCTTTGGAAGTAATACTCTATGGAACGACAGGTGTAGAACCCACGCTTCCACCATTCGAACAATTGCAAGTTTGGCTTATTGGTGGGCATTTGATTGAAATTATTGATGAAGGAAATGGGAAGTGGAGAGCTACTGGACCAGATAGTCTCATAACCATGCTTGATTCCACAACATTCCAAATTACTCAGGTTGATGCAACATATTTGACTGCTGATAAATACACAATTACGACAACCGACGAATTAATGGGAGTATAAATGGCTACCATTACCGGCTACACAGCCGCCCGAATGGACGCAGTCGAAGCAGCATCGGTTGTTGATGGCGATGTTGTAGGCGACAACTTGATTCTTACTAAACACGATGGATCAACAATTAATGCTGGAAGTGTACGTGGAGCCACCGGTGCTACAGGCGCTACGGGAGCAACCGGCGCTACAGGTTCACCAAATCCAGCAGGCACAGTTTTAATGTTTGCCGGCGCTACGGTTCCAACCGGCTATCTGCTTTGTGACGGCACAGCAGTAAGTCGAACCACACAAGCGACATTATTCGCTGCAATCAGTACTACATATGGTGTTGGCGATGGTAGCACTACGTTCAATCTTCCTGATATGGGTAGCAAGATGCCCCGAGGAAATACTCTCGCTACACCTGGTGGTTCGGCTACTCATTCGCATCCACTAAGTGATAATGGTCAAGCCGGAGTAGATCCAACAGCATCTTCAAAGACGTATTACAGAAAAGCTACTTCATCGTATTCCTCTACACATAGCGTTGCAACCACGAATAATATAACAGATGCTACTGCTCGTATCAGTGGTGTCGGCCTTGCAGGTAATACGGATTCAGCATCTACTCTACCACCATATTTGGGATTCAAATTCATAATTAAGACCTAACACAAGGAGGAGCCATGATCACATTCACATCGAAAGGCTCCTTCAGAAATACGGAAGCGTTCTTAAAAAGAATGAGTAAAGGTGACATATTTTCTTCATTGGATCATTATGGTCAAAGAGGTGTTGATGCTCTCTCAAACGCAACACCAAGAGAGAGCGGGTTGACAGCAGAATCTTGGCGCTATGAGATAAAGAAGAAGCGTGGATTATATCAAATAATTTGGTATAACTCACATCTAGAAGATGGTCGTCCAATTGCAATTCTTCTTCAATATGGCCATGCTACTGGAACCGGTGGTTACGTACAGGGCCGAGATTATATCAATCCTGCAATCCAACCTATATTTGATCAGATCGCGAACGACGTCTGGAAGGTGGTGACTTCATCATGAGCGGTGTCGATGATCGCGTTGTTTCTATGGATTTCCAGAACAGCAGATTTGAGCGAGGTGTAAGCACCACCATCAGTTCGCTTACTAAACTGAAAGATAGTTTGAATTTCTCTGGATCTAAGAAGGGTCTCGACGAACTTCAAGCTAGTGGTTCTCGTTTCAATCTCAGTGGTATGAGCACGTCGATTACGGGAGTTTCTGGCAAACTTTTGGCAATGGGCACAATTGGCGTAACTGCTCTGGCAAATATCACCAATCGAGCTGTTAATGCTGGTCTCACCCTGGCAAAATCTCTTACTGTTGCTCCGATTACTCAAGGTTTTCATGAATATGAGACACAACTAAACGCTGTTCAGACGATTCTTGCCAACACGGCATCTGAAGGTGCCAAGATTGGTGATGTTAATAAAGCATTGAATACGTTGAATACATATTCTGATAAAACGATTTACAATTTCAGTGAGATGGCTAAAAACATTGGCACATTCACTGCTGCTGGGGTGGATCTAAAGACTTCTGTTGCGTCTATTAAGGGTATTGCTAATATTGCAGCCCTATCCGGATCTACTTCGGATCAAGCTAGTACTGCAATGTACCAACTATCCCAGGCTATTGCAGCTAATAAGGTTGGACTGCAGGACTGGAACTCAGTTGTAAATGCTGGTATGGGTGGTAAGGCCTTCCAGGAAGCTTTGTTCAATACTGGTAAGAATCTAAAGACGATCAAAGGTGTGGGTATCCACACCACGTTTGATCAGTGGACTAAGGCTGGGAACTCTTTCCGTGGTTCACTACAGAGTGGTTGGTTGACTGGAAAGGTTCTTACCCAAACGCTTAACACGTTTACGGGCGATCTGTCAGATGCCCAACTGAAGGCAATGGGTTATAGCAAGGATCAAATTCTCCAGATCCAGCAAATGGCTAAAAATGCATCTGACGCAGCGACAAAGGTTAAGACTCTATCACAGCTTATTGATACAACGAAGGAAGCCATCGGTTCTGGTTGGACGCAGACGTGGCAGATTCTTTTCGGTAACTTCGATGAAGCTAAAACTACGTTTACCGGCATGAGCCAGTCCATTAACAAGTTTGTCAACGCGTCTGCTACTGCTAGAAACAAAGTTCTCGGAGATTGGAAAGCCCTAGGCGGACGAACTGTCCTACTACAAAGCATTAGTCAAATCTTCGAAGCTCTTGGCGCTGTTCTAATTCCGATCAAAGATGCATTCAGAGAATTCTTCCCAGCTAAGACTGGTCGAGATCTCTATAATATGACAGTAGGTTTCAAGAATTTCCTAGATGAAATTACAGTAGGTGTTAAAACCTCTGAGAATATAAAGAGAACTTTCGCTGGTTTATTCGCTGTGGTTGATATTGGTCGACAGATTCTTCGTGGCGTTATCAACGTGTTCGGAACCTTGCTTGGAACTATATTCACAGGCTCTGGAAGCATCACAGCATTCACTGCTAATGTTGGTGATTTTCTGGTAGCACTTGACCAGTCCTTGAAAAAGGGTGGTCAAATAAATGATTTCTTCAACAAACTAGCTGATATTCTAGCCGTCCCACTAGCGATTCTAATTGAGGTTGCTAAAGCTGTCTATGGCTTGTTCGACGGATTCAATCAAGACGATGCTGCTGGGATGTCTGATTCCGTTTCAAGAATTGGTCAACGCCTGGATGGACTTAACAGTTCTATGGGTCGTGTCGTCGATTTCTTCCAGAAAGTCAAAGCTAAAATTCAGCCAGGAATTGATTCAATCGAGAAAGCATTCAACAAAATTGGCGAAGTTATCGCTAATGCTTTCAGTGAGGCTCAATTTAGCGGGATTTTAGATGTAGTAAATACTGGCCTTCTAGCTGGCCTTGCTTTGTTGATTCGAAAGTTCTTGAAGAACGGACTAAAGCTAGATTTCAGCGGTGGCTTGGTTGATTCAATTAAGGGCACATTTGATGGTTTAACCGCCACAATGAAATCGATGCAAACACAACTCAAAGCAAATACGCTTGAGAAGATTGCAATCGCTATTGGTGTTCTTACCGCGTCAGTATTGGTGCTGTCACTGATCGACTCTGGAAAGTTATCCAAGGCTTTGGCTGCTATGGCCGTTGGCTTTGGTGAACTTCTCGCAGCTATGGCATTACTAACTAAGATTTCTGGCTCCGCGGGATTTGCGAAAGTTCCAATTATCGCCAGTTCTATGATCCTGCTTTCAACAGCCGTACTAATCCTGACATTTGCATTGCGAAATCTTTCTGGTCTCGATTGGGGTCAACTAGCTAAGGGATTGACAGGACTAGCTGGAATCCTCCTTCTCTTGTCAATTGCAGTGAAGCCATTATCAGCTAACTCGAGTGGGATGATCACTGCTGGTATCGGTATTACGGCACTTGCAGTGGCTCTGAACATCATGTACCTGGCTGTGCTGGCCTTCTCTACGTTAAACACCAAGGCCATGATCAAAGGTCTCGCCGGCGTTGCTGGAGCTCTCGTAGCTGTTGCACTAGCAGCTAGATTGATGCCTAAGGGCATGGTAGCAACTGGTGCTGGGCTATTAGAGATCGCAATTGCTCTGAATGCGCTATATTTGGCAATCAAGCTGTTCTCGACCCTAAACTGGACTGAAATGGGTAAGGGTCTAATAGGAATTGGCGCGGGGTTGGTCGTTATCGCAGGCGCTATGCATCTCATGCCTAAGGGTATGGTGCTACAGGCTGCCGCTCTCGATCTCATCGCTGTGGCTCTCCTAGGTATCGGCAAGGCCGTAGGAAATATGGGATCACTGAACTGGACCCAAATTGGTAAGGGTCTAGGCACAATGGCAGCTGCTTTACTGATCCTAGCCGGCGCGCTCCACCTCATGCAATCTACCCTTTCTGGAGCAGCTTCGTTGGCTCTGGCCGCAGTGGGTATAACACTTCTATCGAATGCTATTCAGAAACTGAGTGGCATGTCATGGAAGAATATTGCAAAGGGTTTGGGTGTCCTCGCTGGAGCGCTTGGAATTCTTGTTCTTGCTGGACTCGGGGCAGAGGCTGTTATTCCAGGACTACTTGTCTTGGGCGTTGCTGCACTGGGTTTAGGAGCTGGTCTGGCTCTTGCTGGCATTGGTATAGGTGCACTTGCTAACGGTCTAGCTGCTCTTGCCAAGAGTGGTGCGCAAGGCATTGCAGTTCTACTCAAGGCGTTCCAAACGTTCATTGCACAAATCCCCACTATTGCAACAGCTTTAGCAGTAGGGTTTGTTAATGTTCTCAAGAAGATTGGTGAGAACGGTCCAGCTATAACTGCAGCATTCATTGTTATTATCAGTTCAGTATTAACTGCAATTACAGTCAATATTCCTAAATTCGGTCTATTGATGACTACGCTTATCACTACAATGCTCGCGGTATTGTTAATAAACGGGCCTAGAATTATCGCCGCAGGTTTAACTCTTCTCGTTCAGTTGCTCCAAGGCGTTTCGAATAACATGCCTAGAATCACGTCTCTAGTTGCCGATATCATCGTTAAATTCCTCACTGCTTTGGCAGCAAAAATGCCGGCGATCGTTACTGCTGGTTTGACTCTGCTTATTCAATTCTTGCTTGGTATCAGTAAGAACATCGGTAGAGTGGCTAGTGCTGTAGGTAGCATTATCACTTCGTTTATCAATGCCGTATCTAGTAATGTAGGAAGGATCGTTACTGCTGGCGCTAATGCTATTATCAGTTTTGTTACTGGTCTTGGTAGAAATGCTAGTAGGATTGTCGCAGCTGGTGTTACAGCTATTATAAGCTTTATATCTGGTCTCGGTACACAAGGTGTGAAGATTGCCAATGCGGCAGGGAAAACGATTCTTGATTTCCTTAGAGGACTTCAAGGTGCGATTAAGACCTACGAACCGCAAATTATCTCTGCCATGTTTGGCGTGGGCGTAGCAATGATTGCGGGTATCATTGATGGTCTCGGAGATATTGCTGGTCAGATTACCAAGAAAATTACCGGCGGTCTAGGTGGAGTTGTAAATAACGTGAAGAATTTCCTCCACGTTGGTGTTCCTTCGAAACTATTCGCTAGTGAGATTGGTTCAACGATTCCGCTTGGTATTGCGTTGGGAATCGATCAGGAAGCTCATGTTGTAAACAAGTCAGCAGTGAATATGGTTGATGGTTTGGTTAATACCATGGGTAAAACTCTTTCTGGAGTTCCAGATATGTTGGCTGGAATTGTGAATTTGGATCCAACTATTTCTCCTGTATTGGATTTGACAAATCTTCAGAAGACAGCCACACAGATTCCTAAGATTTTGGCTCCGGGGGTAATTTCCCCAACTGTTTCCAGAAACCAGGCTGTTTCTACTGCGACATCAATAACTGCCGGATCTCAATCGCCTGTTGAGAAGGCTACGGATTCTACAGCTACTGGCCCGACAACTCTTGAATTCAATCAAACTAATATCTCTCCAAAGACTTTGTCAGCGGTAGAGATTTATAGAAATACTAAGAACCAACTCTCTCTCGCGAAGGAGGCGTTGAAGATCTCATGAAAGTTACTAAATACGCTCTCGTTGGCGATGGAACAGTTAATTTACCGATAACTGGCGTCTTGCCTTCTGACAAATTCATTCTAAAAAGTATTGAAGGTTTAGGTCCTCCTGAATTCTTAGTCAATATTGGAAAAACCCTATTGCAGGGCGGAATATATCAAGGAAATCACCCACAACAAAGGCAGTTAGTTATTCGTGTTGGTTTGAATCCCGATTACTCTGTAGGCGAAACCGTCGAAGGTTTGAGAGAGACCCTATACGGAATGGTTGTTCCGACCCTTGATTATCTTACTTTTCAAATTTGGGATGATACAACACTAACTGCTATTGCTAAAGGTTGGGTTAGTAAATTCGAAGCGGTACCGTTTAGTAAAGATCCTGAAGTTCAGATTACCGTTGAATGTCAAGATGCATATTTCGTTGCTCCGGAATTTCTGGATTTAGATCTATCAGGTATGAGTAAGTCAGTATTGACAATTGATAATATTGGTTCCACCCCCACTGGATTCTATTTACAGATAACTTTAACCGCAAGCCTCTCGTCTTTCAGTTTGATAAGATCTAGTCCAACTGATGAAATATTTACTACTCACGCTTTTCTTAGTGGTGACACGTTTGAAGTGGATACTCGAGATGGTTTAAGAGATGTATATTCTGTTAGATCCGGTGTCAAGACTAGCCTACTTGATGTTACAGTTTTCGATCCTGGCTGGTTACAACTTCGTCGAGGAATCAATTCTTTTGCAATGTCGTCAACTAGTTTTAACTATAGCAATTGTGTTTATACTCCTCATTATTTGGGGGTGTGATTATGGTAATGGATTTACTTCATTTGGATGAAACAACCAGACGAGTAGAAGGAGCTGTCGAAGGTTGGGATTCTCTTATTTGGACAGAGAGATATAATGATCTAGGAGAATTCCAACTAAAATCCCCAAATATCGCTGATATTATGACCCTTATGCCTCTCGGATCGTATTGTGCTATTCGTCAAAGTGAACAACCGATGGTTGTTGAGAATCATCTTATTGAGATAGATGACGATGGTAATGAAGTATTAACCGTTTCCGGTCGAGCTATGGAATGTCTTCTCGAGGATCGAACTAATCTCAATAGTATATCAGCAATCGGAACTTCCACTGGTGTAACTCCTGTCGACGCACCTAATATATTGGTTATCTTGGTTAGTACGCTTGGAATACATGTAAACGATCCAAGTTTTATGTATCCGGTAGAGGCCGACCGAATTTCAGAAATAACTATTCAGCAGGAATTCTTCAACGCAACTTTCCCTAATTATACATTAGCTGATGATGTTGGGGAATTGTATGCCTCAGTGAATAGGATGTTGAAACAAACAAATTACGGGCTGCGCGGGATCCGACCAAAAGGAAGTGATAGTGGCTTCCTTATTAGTTTGTACAACGGAAACGATTTGACCACCAGTGTTATATTT